TTCGCCGCCCCCCCCGCCCCCGGGGGGGGGGGCGGTGGCGCGGCGGTGCGGGGGGGTGGCGGCGGCCAGAGCCTGAACGCCGGCTTGCCCGAAGGCTTCCAGCCGCGATCGTATGTCGGGCTTCAGGATCTTCGCCAGAAACTGTTGTGTGCGAGAGAAATCGCCGCTATGACTTACGCTGAGCACGGAGTCGCTCCTCGGTTTCAGCGCGGCGTTTTTCGTTGACGCTGCGGTACCGATTCAGTGTCTCCATTCGGGACTCTTTTTGCTTCTTCGGATTCTGCTGGACGCCACACACACGTATCAACGTCGTCAGCCGGTTGAGATTCCAATGCTGGCACTCGAACGGTATACGATAGGCAACCATCCAGCCATAGATCTCCTCGGACGTGATCGCTTTGGGCGAAGACGACTCACCGCCTCGGAACGTAGTAGCGGTATGCGGGTCGTCAATGTATTCGGTGATAGACTGGAGCTGTTCCGAAGTCAAACGCTGGAGCGTTTCATCGGGCATAACCCCGCCCGCCATGCAGCGGAGGTAGTCTTTCACCATCTCGGGTGTGCGCTTTTCCAGAGTTAGGAAAGGCAGCTTCCATTTTGACTCCCAGTCAGCTAGTGCCGCCAACGAATGCTCAAGCCGCAATACTGTAGGCTCGGTTGTTTGAAACTCGCCGGTGGCTTCGTCGTAATGGTCTCCGCCTGGCACCACAAGCTCAAGCATTCGTTAACGGTCCTCTCTTACTGGACGAGCGCCTTGATCTCGTCAGGGGTGAGCAGCTTCGGCGCAACGCCGTCAGTGCCTCCCTGGGTCGTAGGGTCCTTGCCGTAGAGGGCTTCACGGACCTTCTTCATCTTCTCCTCGCCGACGCGCGAGGAGCGGATGATAAGGTGCGCCGTCGGGGCGTGGCCGGCGACGTTGGTCTGCTCAGTCGCGAACTCCCACGAGAGAGTGGTGGGCTCGGGAGACTCGTTCAGGGTCTCGTTGTCGGCGGAGCTCGGCGCGGCCTTGCAGCCGTACGCAATGTGAATCTCCTCGCCGAAGTCGAAGCCCTTGACATCGTTACCGACCTTGGTCCGCCAGCAGAGGGCGAACTTGCGCCGAGTCTGCTGGGTAATGGCAATGCCGGGGGCGAGCTCGGCTTCACCGTCACAGACGTCGAACTCGGGCGGCGACTGGAACGCCTCAATGGTACCCTTGAACTTCTCAGGAGAAGTAACAACGGCGTAGACTCGGTTGTCTGCGTACTTCTCGGTTGCCTCGGCGCCCTCGGGCGACTGGCTGACCTTGGTGAGGCCATTCCAGGCAACACCCTCGCCGTAAGCGCCCTGATCGTTCATCACGAACAGAACACCGCGGTCGGCGCCACCCTTGTAGAAGCGCTCGCCGTCCTTATCCCAAACCAGTGCAGCTTTAGCCACAGTGGCTCCTTTCGTTAGTCGCTGTAGACATACAGAACGTCATGGTAGACGTTGTTCACAGCGTAATGTCGGTTGTATGTGGCCCACGGGATCGACAAGACGTGGTCGGTCGCGCCGAAATCGGGGTCAGTGTAGAGCACCACGACCTGGTATCGATCGAATGACTTGTACACGCTGTCGTCAGCCCGCAAAAGCTCACGGTCAGTCTTGCTGTAGATGATACACGGGTACTCAAGCTTGACGGAGGGGGGCGGTTGGTAATAGACCCGCTTGGACCCCAGAGCTAGCTCGAGACGCTTATGGAGCTTCTGGCGCTGGCCCATTGTAAACCTTCCCCACGGTGAGCACGAGGCGGGGGCGACGTGCCTCGATGTAGTTGACACGCCAACGCGCGCCGCCCCACACAACGTAACGGATGTTGACAAAGTTCTTGAACGCGTACGCGTCCATCACGATGGAGAACTCATGCGACATAACCAGGTCGTCATTCAAGTTCTCTGTCGTTTCCCAGCGACGGGCAACGCGGTTCACATCGCCACGGACTTTTCGCTCGACGATCTTTTCCGCGAAGACGCCGTCGCCTTTGTCAACGTACTCGGCGTACCCTATGTTGCCAATAAATCGTGCCATTTTGACGTCAGGCGCGCTTGCGCTCCAGAACGACAGCCGACTTAGGCGTGGTCAGTGCGCCGGACATGAAGATCTCGTACAGGTACTTCATCTGGTTGAAATCGATGTCGAAGAAATCGAAGTACGAGATCTCGCCGCCGGAGTCGTTTCCGACGGTGTAGTCGCCGAGATTGACCGCGATGCCGATGAGATCCACCTGGTCAGTTCCGACGGTGCGCTTCGCGCCATCGAAGAGCGGGACCTCGACAATGCGACCGACACGCATGCGACGAGCGAGGACATCGTCCGTCGGGAACATGTATGCGCCGTTCTTGTCCTTGATGAGCTGAAGGTCAACCATGGTGTCGGGAGAGACGAACAGAGTCGGCGAGCCCTTACCGCGGTAATCGGTCATAGCGCGAGTGACGCTCTCGACAAGATCAATACCTTCAACCGTCTTGTCCAAGGTCTTGTGGATCGAGTACAGCTCGTCGTCGGTCCAGATCGGGCGGAGCTTCTCCGGGTCGATCTTGTCCGCGTGCACGTCGGTACGGCCGTCACCGATCAGAATCGCGCGAGCGAACTCCTCGTCCAGCATGATACGCATCTCCTGCTTGACGAAGTCGATTACGCGGAGGTTGGTGGCCTCGATGATGTCCTGACGGTCGAACGTCTGCTTCTTGTAGATCCATGTCGGGTAGGTCTCGCGCTTCAGCAGCTTGAAGACTTCCTCAACCTTCTTAGCGCCCTTGGTGTAACCCTTCGCTCGAGCCTCGTCCGCCGTGATGTCAGCGTGCAGGCTCTTGACCCGGCCGTGCGGGAAGCGTCGGATACCGCCGAGAACGTCGCTCACCCATTCCGTTCGGCGCTTGATAAAGTCCGGCTTGTCGGAGACGGCCGTAGCCTCGGGGAAGAGGTACTCGATCTTGTCGATGCCGTACTGTGCGGCGTGCTGAAGAACGGTCGTGCTGAACTTGCCGCCGTTCTCGAGGGCCGCCTTACACATGGCGTTGATCTGCTCGCCAGTCATGGTGTGCTTCAGCTCATTGGAGGGGGCGTTCCCCTGGAAGACGTTGTGAGTCAACTCGGTGTCCTTCGTGTCAGAGTGTTTAATATCTTCGGCGGGCGAGTCGCTGTGCTCAGCGTCCGCTGCGGGCGGTGCATCGTCGCCCTCTTCGTCGTCGAGCTTTCCTTCCGCAGCCTGCTCCACGAGCCAGGCCACGACATTCTTTTGCTCGTCGTTCATCGTGTCTAGGATGTCGGCAACGGTCTTCTCGCCGCCGGAGTCCTCGGCTTCGGTCTCGTCTGCGTGCTGAATCTGGGCACCAAACGACATAAGCGCCTCTCCTTCCAGTTCTTCACTCATACCATCCGAGTGGGTGAGGTAGACCTCGTCGATACGGGCCTCGGGATTTGCCCCGACCAGTACGAGAGACACCTCGACAAGCTCGCCGTGCATGACAACGGCGCCCTGCTGCTTAAGATCCTTGGCGTAGATCGAAAGCGAATTGAGGTCACCGTGCTTCACCAGCTCACGGGCGGTGTCGGCAGCTGGGGTGTTGTTGAATGCGCAGAGAGCATACACGCCGTCATCTCGGTGCTGGAGCTGAGCTCGGCCGAGGATGTTCTCCATAGCCTTGCCTCGATGCTCCCACACCAGAGGCAGCGTCGCGCCATCCTGATGCTTGAACGCGCCGGGCGCAATAGTTCGGCCATCCGAGCACAAAACATTGGCCCGGGTGGCGTATCCAGAAAAGTCTGGTTTCATTTTGACCTTTCGTTACGGGACGTCCACAGGGGGCGTCGTGTCTTCGACCGGAAGGTTTGGATTTCGCAGCTTGTCTGCATCCGGGTCGGGCGCAGGGGGTAGCCCAAGAACAGGCCTGAACTCGTTGGCAGTGACAATCTGGTTACGAATCAGTTTGTCTGCAAGTTCTGCCAACTCCGAGACGGGAACGAGCGCAAACGGATCGCTGAAAGTCGCCAAATCGTGCCCCAAACCCCGAGCGGTCTTAGTGAGAAACTTTCGCCGAAGCTCTTCGACAACCGCCTCGACGAGCGGCTTGATCGTACGCTGGCGGTAGTTCATCATCGCAGTCTCGTCCGCCGTGCCCGCAAGAACCTCTTCGGTCACACCGAGCTCCGCGTGGAGCCGCTTGGTGAGATACTCGATCTGGGTGAGCAGCGTGTTCTCAACTGGTCGGTTGAGCTGAGTGATCTTCTCTGTGGCATCGGCGTATGCGATACCGTACTTGGACCCGGTGAGCTGCTCAGTGATCTCAGACAGGCGCTGTTTAGCCTGCGCCTTTCGAGCATCGGTCCGAACCACGTACGGAAGCTGGAAGATGAGATCGAGCTTGTTCGCCGCAGCGGCCTCATCTGCACTGTCGAGCAACGCGAGTTTACGCGAGAGCCGCTGGAAGGTTGAGTTCGGTGCGTTGAGGATAGCGTAGAGCGGCGACTCTACAATACCGACCAGCCTCTTCGGGAGATCGATCTCGTCAAGCTCGCCTTTTTCGGGATTGAAGAGTTTCACCCGAACATACTCGGGGAACCACTCGATTACCTCGCCGACTCGGATCGTTTTGATGTCATATGAATCCGATTTTGACGGATCCAGGCTTGTGTCCACCGGAACGATCGCACAGACACCCTTGTTCAAGAGCGTCTGGAAGATGTCCATCCGAAGCGCCTGAGCGCTCTGGTCCAGGTTGCCCTCGACGTTCAAACAGTTGTGCAAGCCGTCGGCGACAACCGCATCAACCTGCCCTTTTGCGTTCCTCTTGACATGGCGAATGCGCACGTCGGCACAATCCATGGCGATTCGTGTCTTGACAGCCGCCAGAACGCTCAGCTCGGAGCTGATGTACGTGTGCGGGATTTGTGTTCGACCATACCGCCCGAACGAGCGGGGGTCTTCAATACGCGGCCGTCGGAAGGCGTTCCACGCATGGCGAAGTCGTTCGCCAAAAGACGCCATTGCGCCTCCTTTTCTACTCGAATGCGTCGCGGTGTAGCTTGAATGCGACAAACGCATCCATCAGCGCTGCTACCGCGTCGACTTTGTCTTCGGCCCGCTTCTTCATCAACTTGCGATTGCCGTTGGTGTCCTCCATCGTAATCGCGTTCCCCAGACAGAACGACATAAGCGCTTCGTCGAAGAGAAGCTGGCGCCGCGAAGCAAAGGTCTTGAGCTCGCCTAGTGGCACAGACTCAGTGCGGGCCCCTTGCGGGACCTTCTCGATCCCGTACGGGCCGTTCTCTGTCTCCCAGCGGCCTATGAACTCTTTCGCGTTGTACGGGTCGTAGCCCACCGCACGAACGTCGTACGAATTCTCTTCAATGAAACGCTCGAGATCGTCATATACAGCTCGATCGACCTCCAGCATTGTGCCGGGTAGCACCACGAGAGAGCCCTCGTCCAGAAACTCTTGGTACTTGAGTCTGAGCGCCGCATGGAGTTTATCAAGAGTGACCTCCGTTATGTATGAGCGTGTTTTAACACCGAAGCCGCCTCCGGGCAGTGGGAAAAGGAACGTGAATGAACAGAAGTCATCGCCCCGGGACAGATCCGCCCCCATTGCGCATGGCATCTTCCAGAAGTTCTTCGGCGAATGCGGCTGAACCTCCTCGTATGTGAAGAAGTACGTGAATCCCTCAAGAGGCAGGCCAAACCGCTTGGCCAAGATATCGTTTCGGGCGGACGGGACCTGCTCTGCACGTTCAACGTCTCTCTGGTAGGCATCATACGAAACAGTAATGCCTATGTTCGGCTGCGCCTTGACCCACATGCGAGGGTCCGCAACCTCTTCGACATTGTCCAGCTTGTAATGCCAGATTGAGACATGTGGAGCTGTCATCTCACCGCGGAGAATCTTGGCCAGCTCCAGCTTCTGTGCATCGCCGGCGCCGTTTCGTACCGTGCCCTCGGACGAGATCGCGATAATGCTGTACTCTTCGTGCTTCGACGCGCCTTGCTCAAGGGCGCCGATCACGTTCTCACGAACGTCGCCAGAGAGCCATTCGTCAACTGTATTGTATTTTGACCTAAGACTCTGGAGACGGTCGATCGACATCGGACGAATCTCAATCAGAGAATTCGTCAAGAAGTTCTGCACGCCCATCTTGGTCGGGGCGAGCTTCTGGCGCTGAGCGGGATCGCCTGATGTGTTCTTGTTCGATCCGTGCGTCAGCATCTTGAACAACGGCCCTCTGGCACGAGTGACGGCAGTGCGAATCGGCGACAAAACCTCATCGGCTTGGCGCATGGTCGGCGCGGTCACGATCTGATGGGTCGTGCTCGTATCGACATTGAGCCAGTAGGCCTGCCAGGTAGAGGCGTACATCGACTTGGCGCCGCCTCGGGCGACGATGATGTACTGCTTCTTGGTCAGTCGTACTTTCTTGCGCCGCCGCTCGTAGTGCCCGCCGGGCCCATCAGGGTTCGAGACAAAGACCGTGCGCTCTGTGAAGTAATACCAGCCCCACAACTGCTCGGCCCACAACTTGAAAGTGTCGAGCAGGTGCAGATCCGCACCGTCAGTAGTCGTAAGCTCTGCCTCGCAGTACTTGACGTAGCCGTCGATTGCTGAGTCGTCGAAGTACATGTTTGGGTCGGCGATAAGGGCGTCGATTCGGTTCATCTCCTGCGAAATCTCTTCGCATACGGGTATCTCCCCTCGGATCACCTTCTCGCGGAACTGCCCGTAGTAGTACGGCGTCGCCGTGTTTGACAACGCCATGACCTACCTCTTCCGTGGTTTCACAATCCGGCCGTTTTCGTCGATGACACTTCCGCGCTCGAACATGTAGTCGCCGTACTGGTCATAAATCTTCTTGTTCGTGTCACGAGTCGTGGCCGTCGGACCGTCCCATGTCCGTTTGAACTCGGATGCCATGTTATTCCAGCGGCGACGGAACCAGCCATTACCGTAGCTCTTGGCGCTGCTACCTCCGCCGCCTGAAGGTTTTGGGGATTTCGGCGCTACCGGCAGATTTGGTGTCGCGCTGGGCGGCGAACCAGACGGCTTAGACTTGGTCGTGCCGCCGCTGCTGCTCTTGCCGGCGCGGGCCTGCGTCATAGCCATATCAAGGTACTGCCGAGCCGTCTTCGAGATGAGACCGGCCGCGACACCAGCAGCCTCCGCACTCAGCTTGTCGCCGACACGCGACATGAACTTCTGAAAGCCTGAGCGCGTCAGTTTGGCGTACTCGGCATCCATTTTGATTCGCTCGATTGTGGCCTTGAGTTGTTTGTCCGAGATCGTAGCGGTCTGCTTGCCGCGGATCAGACCCGATGTTGGGGATTCCTTAGGCTTGCCGCCGTTCTTGTCAACGACCAGTTCGACTTTAGGCTTCTGGGACTTATAGAGTGTGTCAACCATACCCACATTCGGGTTGGCTTTGCGCCGAGCAAGATGCCCCAGAATACCGCTTCCGGACGATCGGCGCTCTTTACGGACGCCCCACTTCATCCCCTTAACGCCGTGATGAGCTAGGGTAGAGGTTTCCATTGGTCTACACCTCCTTTGTAGCGACTATAATGTACTGTAATCCGCCAGGACAATTCGTCAAGCTGATGCTGTAGAGCCGACACCAAGAAAGAATTTTGCGGCGGGGCAAACAGCTGCCGTGGCTCGAGATGAAAGAGGGGGG